CTATTAAAAGAAAATAGATTCTTAAGAGAAAGACTACGACAAGTCCGCAAGCAATGCCGAGACACACATTCAGAAAGACCATGGTGAATCATGATACAGTATGATGTTCTATTTATGGCAGACCATTTCGTAATGGTCACTACTATAGAGATGACAGCAAAACCCTTTGACAAAAGAGACATCGAAGACGCAGCATGGGAACACTTGACTGCTGAGTATGATGTAGAATGGGTGAACCAAACCAAGAAGTACATCAACCAAGTATCTATTGAAGAGATGCCTGGACATGGAGCACCCAATGACTAACTTAATCTGGTCGGTTAGTATCAGCAGAGAAGAAGCAGAGACATTAATTAAACGACCGTTAAGTAGTACTGAATGGCAAGGCTTTCAGCACATACTTAACAAAGATGTTCATGCTTCAATAGACTTTCTAATAGAGGAGTTCAAGTGAGTGAACCACAACTAGAAGATGCAGTAGCACAAGGTATAGAACCACGATGTGATGAGTGTGAGAATCGTCATGACCCTGATAGTGAATGTCCGCATGAAGATGTTGATCTTTCACCATGGTATGACGATGAACGCTAACCTAACCAGAAAGGTTATAGCCATAGGTAGTACTATAGTTATAGCACTGACTGCACTGATAGGCATACCTATCAAGACATACATTAAACTAGTTAACTATAAGCCGCATTGTGTTGAGGTTGGACCAGCAGTATGGACTGCATACATGGCTAAGACATACACATACGGATACATCAAGATGAAGTATCCGACATGGAACAACAGCGAGTGGAAAGCATTAGTTAAACTATGGACTGCTGAGTCACACTGGAATCACAAGGCTAAGAACAAAGAGTCAACAGCATACGGAATAGCACAAGTTATTGATACACCAATAGGAACGCCAGCCCCGCTACAGATTGAGCGGGGGCTGGCATACATAGTACATAGATATGACAGACCATCAGTTGCTTGGGCATTCCATAGAAAGAATGGTTGGTACTAGTATGAAATCATATTACATTATACAATCAGAGATAGAGGTTGAAGCAAGTGATGACGACATGGCGTTGACATTACTGCAAGACACAATAGGATTCAGTGGATTCAAAATGATTCGCTGGATAGACACACAACTATCAGAAAAAGAGAGCACAAATGAAGACAGTACAAGAACTACTCAGTGACCGTGGTGTATTAGACGGTGAGACAGACAAGTCAGGACAAGTAGCAGGTGCAGTGACAGTAAGAACATTCATTGAAATCTTTGATGAGAATGTAGAGTGGGATAACAGAGCAGTTGCTAATGTTCTCTACTCATTAACAGACATTCAAGTCCGTGACTATGCAATGGGGTTAGTCAATGATGACAACATCCAAACAGTTAAGAAAGTATTTAGTTTCTTAACAGAGAAAGCACCTAAAGAATACATCAATGCACCAGCATGTATCCTTGCTAGTGTTACCTATGAACTAGGTAATCCATCAGATGCAATGCTTGCACTCAAGCATGCTGAACCAGACTACTCATTAGCGCAGTTACTATCGCGTGTGTTTGTAGCAGGTTGGCCCGCTAAATCCTTTGCTGACATGCGGGCAAAACTGCATCCACAAGTAACAGATAAAATCTTTGGAGAGGAAGAGTAACATGGGACTAGACATGTACCTCTATGAAAACGAGGTTAATGAAGTAGCATACTGGCGTAAGGCTAATGCTATTCATGGTTGGATTATAAATAGAACTAATCGTATAGATGATTGTACTCCTATTGAACTAACCAAGAAAGACATCATCGAGTTACGTGATACATGTCAACAAGTAATAGAGGCTGGCGATGAAACAGTAGCAGAAGAATTACTACCCCCAACATCAGGATTCTTTTTTGGTGGTGGTATCGATGATTGGTACTGGGAGAATGTTAAAGAGACAGTAGAAAAATTAACTACAATTATAGATCAAAGCGTAGATGACGCTACCCTTGAGTATCAAGCATCATGGTAAGAGAGGGAGCAATGACAACAACAGTAAGCAATAACCGTAGCGCTTGGAAGCGCGGAGGTACAGCAGTAGAGACTGGCTCTGCATCAGAAGCAGCACGACAGGCTGGACTTGATTGGAATGTATCTCTGCATGACATGCATGCTGAGTACAAAGAACAAGTCACACCATGGGAATCTATTACTAAAACAGTACCTGTTCTTAAACGACAGGCTGTTATTAAAACATTAGATAATACCAAGTCAGTCATTGGTGTGGTCGGTGATAAGTATAAGATCGTACAGAACATGGAAGTATTCTCTGCCCTTGATAGCCTGGTTGATTCAGGTCAGGCTAGATACACAGCAGCAGGTGAGTACAATGGTGGTGCTAATGTGTGGATGATTATGGAATTACCTGTAGGTATACAGGTAGCCAATGACCCACACACTGCATACTTGTTAGTGCAATCATCACATGATGGTTCATGTGCAGTACGCATCCGACCTATCATCGAACGAATCTTTTGCGCTAATCAAATCAATAGATTAATTACAGGTAAGAAAACAAATGACTACACTTATGTTATGAAGCATACAACTAACTCAGTGTTGTCACCCTCAGAGATTGGCAACATCATTCAGTTATCTTATGATGTAGTCAATGAGTACGAAGACATAGCCAATGCATTGATCAGCCGTAAGGTTGATGATGGCAAGGTTAAGTCTATCTTCCAAAGTGTATGGGCATTACCTTCTACAATAGAAGATAAACCATACGATCTTCTCACCCAAGGTGAGCGACGCAGACATACCATTGCAATGACTGCACGCAGTCAAGCATGGGAAATCTACAACGCTTCACCTACTCAAGAGAACATCAAGGGCACTGCCTTTGGTGCATGGCAAGCAGTGGTAGAATACGCTGATCACTATGCATCAGGCAGTGCTTCTAAGCGTGCGGTCGCTACCCTTAGCGGACGCAATGACACAGTAAAAGACAAGGCACTCAGCCTTGTACTAGCATAGAGTTCCACATACATGGATACAATTCCATACACGTGGATAGACATAATGACCCAAGCATAAGTACTTATACGGGATTAACCTAGTAAGGCTGGGTGCAGGTCTCTCATGTCAACACCTAAGCATGTGTATAAAAGGCTTACTAACAAACAACGAGAGGGAAACATGAATACAATTACAGTTGGTGTTATAACATACACCGAAGGAGAAGTGCTAGAGTTCATTAACAAAGCACAGCAAACAGAGAAAGCAAGGGAGCATGCAAGTGACAATAGAAATAAAGTGTACGACTTCTTCTATGAACTTGAATGGGAAAATGGTCAAGCGTATGTCACTCGTGATGCTGTCAACGAGTTGCTTGAATCAATCGACGCAAGAAAACTCCAAGGTAACTACACAGCAACAGTTACAATTTATGCAACAGTATCTAACTATGGTGCAGAATCAGAGGATGATGTTTACGCCAACATCCCCGATGAAATAGAACTATCTTCATACTTAGGTGACATCCATATAGATAACATTGAAGTGCATGATGTTGAGGAAGAAGGATAATGGAGACACCGTATGTACCGTACAATGGTACTGCTGGTTGGTCAGGTACTGATACAAGTAAAGAGAGGGCTATGTATAACTTACGAACAGGTAAGGAATACAATCACCAACAGAAAGCATTATCTTTATTAACTAACAACCCACATGGCATGACATGGAAAGAACTAAGTGAACAGACAGGCATGCACCACGGCACAGCCAGTGGTGTACTGTCAGTACTGCATAAGTCTGGTGCTATCTTGCGTAGCACACGGGTACGCAGTGGCTGTAAGATTTACTACAGCATCCAGTATCGTGACAGCATGAATCATGAGGTGTATAAAAAGAAAGAAAAACTTTGTCCGCACTGCGGCAATGACATCAATGCATAGTCCGTTCACTGCTATGCTATGATGGTAGACCAATAGGCGGTAGGTTTTGGCTCTCTCCTTGTCCTACCCCTATTGGTTTAATCTAAGGAGAATGTATGTCAGAGATAACGAGAGACAGATACGGTAGACCAATGGTAGTGCCACCGACTGGTGGCAAGGCTGTTGCATACACGCGTACAACTACAGTTGCAGGTTCATTAGATGATGGCACAGCATTAGTAGCATGGAAGTTACGGATGGCTGCAACAGGATTAACACTGCGCCCTGACTTATTGCTGGCTGCATCAGCAGCAAGAGATGATAAGTTAGAGATGGATAAGTTAGTTGAAGATTCAATGGAAGCAGCAGGTGCTACACATGCAGCCACTATAGGTACTGCTATCCATTCACTAACAGAAAAACATGACCGTGGTTTAGACTTAGGTGTGATACCACAAGATTATGTAGCAGACATACAAGCATACGCAGAAGCAACCAAACACTTTGAGAATGTATTCATTGAACAGTTCTGCGTGTTAGATCAATACAAAATTGCAGGCACACCTGACCGCATCGTTAGATACAACGGAGAGTTATTCATCTCGGACTTAAAGACAGGCAGCATTAGTTACCCAGGAAAGATTGCTATGCAGTTAGCGGTGTATGCACACGGCTTGCCGTATGACCCCACTACGGCAACCCGTGGTAGTTGGGGAGATGTCAATCAAGATCGTGGTATTATTGTTCACCTTCCAGCAGGTTCAGGTAAGTGTGAGTTGCACTTTGTTGACATCAAAAAAGGTTGGAAAGGTATACAGTTAGCAATGAAAGTAAGAACTTGGAGAGACACCAAGAAACTAACAACACCCATAAAGGAGATAGCATGAGCAATGCAGAAGCACCAATCAGTATCACAGCAAAGACACCAGCATCTACACTAGTAACTGTTCGAGCCAACACTGGCGATGAACTAGATCAGTTAGTTGCAACATCACTCGCTGCTATTCAATCAGCAGTACAAGAACTAGAAGCAGCAGTTCGTGGTAGCAATGCAGCAGTACCACCTAACCCAGCAGTAGCAACAGTTGCTAGTCAGTTCAATGCAATAGAAGTTGCACCAGCACCAGCAATTGGAGCAGGTAGTCGTGTCTGTCCTCACGGTACAATGACACGTATCCATGGATTAACTGGCAAGTTTGGTCCATACAAGGGTTACTTCTGCCCTGCTAAACAAGGTGATGCAACTAAGTGCACCACTCAGTACATCAAGCCAGGACAAGCAGAGTGGAACTCGTTCCAAGCAGATCAAACAAAGGCTTAAATGAAAACATTACGCCGTAGTATTGGCAAGCCAGAAGTGGGAGGGGAGCCATTAGCCCCTCCCTTTCAGGCATTCCAACGGGAAGGAATGATTCTGCGTAGAGCAGAGGTCACCGTTATAGCAGGTACTCCAGGCGCAGGTAAGTCATCTATCGCATTACATATCGCAGCAAGACTGAAACAACCAACCCTTTACTTCTCTGCTGATACTAATGCACATACTATGGCAATGCGCTTGCTTGCAATGAAAGCCAAGATAAGTCAGGCACATGCTGAGCACATGCTAAAGACAGACCCAGTACAAGCAGAAGAACTCTTACGAGAGTTCTCTAATCTGTACTGGTCATTTGAACCCAGCCCTACCCTTCGTGATTTAGATGATGAAGTATCAGCATTTGAAACTATGTGGGGTAGAAGTCCAACGCTTATCGTTGTAGATAATCTTATGGACATAGCCATTGACGGACAAGAAGAGTTTGCTGGTATGCGTGCAGTTATGAAAGAGTTAAAGTATCTTGCAAGAGATACCAATGCATGCGTGTTAGTGTTACACCATACCAAAGAAGGGGCACAAGGATTTCCTTGCCAACCCCGATCAGCACTACAAGGTATGGTCAGTCAGATTCCGGCAATGGTACTTACCGTAGGTCAGATGATGCAGGGGCAAGATGCATACTTATGTGTAGCCCCAGTTAAGAATCGTTATGGTAAAGCAGATCACACAGGTAACACCTATGTCTCACTATCATTTGACCCAGCGTCAATGTATCTTGAAGATGTAGTCCGTGACTATAGACAAGTGGAGATGACAGTATGAACGAATGTGTTTATTGCACATGCGTAGCAGATTTTATTTGGCTAGACAAAAACTGGTACGTATGTACGGGATGTATTAAAGAAGGACAAACAGATACAGAAGCAATAGGAGAAACAATCAATGCCTAAGTATGAAATTATTTATGAAAAAAATAAAACAAAAGTTATCCGAGCATCCAGCCTTGATGTTGCACAGCAACGTGCAGAACAAGGCGAAACAAATGGTTGGATGATTGCTAAAATTGTAGAGCAACCTAAGTAATGAGCAGCGCAGCCAAGGCTAAAGGCTCAGGGGCAGAGCGAGATGTAGTTAAATACCTCAAGCAATGGTTCCCTTATGTAGACAGGCGCTTGGCTGGTGCAACACTAGACAAGGGTGACATCAGTGGTATACCTGGAGTTACAATTGAGATCAAGAACCACGCCAAGATGGACTTAGCGGGGTGGACAGAAGAATTGTTAGTCGAGATGGCTAACGATAAAGCATGGACAGGCGTAGTGTGGCACAAGCGGAAGGGTAGGGGAAGCCCTGAAGATTGGTACTGCACTATGCCTGGTCATGTGTATGTAGATTTATTAAGGAGAGCAATTGGAGAAACCAAGCATTGAAGAGTATCTCCGCTACGTAGGTGCAGATGTACCAGCATTAGGTAATGGGTGGCGCAAGATGCGTTGCCCATTTCATCTTGATTCACATGCATCAGCAGCAGTAAACTACGACAAGAACGCCTTTGTCTGCCACGGGTGTGGTGTCAAAGGCGATACTTATTCCCTAATCATGCATCATGAAAGGATTAACTACAGTGAGGCTCTCAAGTTCGCAGAGACAGTTCTTGCTACAGGCAACACAGAGGTACGCAAGCAAGATAGAACTAGCAGAAGAGTATCTTTCAAGCCGCAGTCTGTCGGTAGACGAGGCAAGAGTATTTCACTTGGGAGTGGTAGACGACCCTCTTCCAGGGCATGAGCAGTATGAAGGCAGACTAGCAATCCCTTACATCACACCATCAGGTGTAGTAGACATACGCTTTCGTGGCATGCATAACGAAGACCCTAAGTACATGGGATTAGTTGGTGCTAAAACTACAATGTTTAATACACAGGCTTGTTTTGTTGCAGACAAATACATCTGCGTCACCGAAGGTGAGTTTGATTGTGTGCTTATGACAGTCAAGACAGAGCACCCAACAGTAGGGATTCCAGGTGCTAATAACTGGAAGCCACACTATGCAAAGATACTAGATGACTTTGATACAGTGATTGTGTTAGCAGATGGTGACCCAGCAGGGTTAGAGTTTGGCAAGAAGATAAGCAGGGAGTTAGGCAATGTAAACATTATCAGCATGCCAGAGCATGAGGATGTCAACAGTATGATCACTAGACTAGGGAACGGGTGGATAGATGAGCGAGTCAGAAAATGCATTGCCATTGGATAAATCTTTTTGGGAACACACTAAACATTTAGACTATGACATAGCAATACCAGTATCTCCCAAGAAAATGCTTGACATAGTAGGTGCATTAGAAGACATCTACAATACGGTTGACAGAGATGTAGAAGAGGGCAAGCGATGCTTGGTCATGCTTGCCTCTATCTTTGTAGCCTCAGCCGTAGGTAAAGCCGATGAAGTGTTTGAAGAGTTTGAAGTACGAGAGAACATGAGAGACATAGACAAAAGACTTAAGGAAATACTCGATGAAAAACCCTGATGATGTAGAGATAATCCTTCAATCTTTGTATGACATCATGAAGAAAAAGCATGCGGACTATGGTCCGATGAACATTGCAGGTGCACCTGGTGGTCCAATGAATGGGCTGCGAGTCAGGATGTATGACAAGTTGGCTAGGCTTAACAACCTAGTAGAACATAACGACACGCCGAATTATGAATCTATCGAGGATACACTCATTGACCTAGCAAACTATGCAATCATTGGGTTACTAGTCCAACGCGGACAGTGGGAGGGTATCCCGAATGGAGAATAAATGTGAAACGAGTTGTCGTATTAAGCGATCTGCAGATACCTTATCAAGATGATAAGGCAGTAGATGCCACATTAGATTTTATCCGCGATTATAAACCAGACGAACTCTGGTGTGTGGGTGACGAACTAGATGCACCCGAACCGAGTCGTTGGAACAAAGGCATGGCAGGTGAATACGCAGAAACATTGCAAGACAGCATAGATTTAACGCACAGTATAATGGCTAGTTACCGCAAGGCATTGGGTAACAAGCCATTTTTTATTCAGCGTTCTAATCACACTGATCGCATTGATACATACATGCGTAAGTATGCACCAGCATTCATGTCACTCAAGTCATTAGAGATTGAACAACTACTTGGCTATGAAAAGTTAAAGATTAATTACTTACACAAGATGGTTGAGTTGTTGCCTGGATGGGTGATGGCACACGGCGATGAAGGTGCGCTTAACCGTGCACCTGGTGCTACTGCATTGAACTTAGCAAAGCGTTTAGGTAAATCAGTAGTGTGTGGACACACGCATCGCGTGGGTCTGCAACATGAAACCACTGGCTTCTATGGCAAGACACATACATTGTATGGACTAGAAGTTGGACACATGATGGACATTAAGCAAGCGTCTTATCTTACATCTGGCAGTGCTAACTGGCAGCAAGGCATCGGCATTCTTGTTGAGCACAACCGCAAGGTTGTACCGTTTGCAGTACCAATTGTAAGCGGCGAGATAATCATTCCGTAATGAATTACATCCATGATTACAACGAGTTAGTACAGCAACTCTCATCTGAATACAGCAGACGCTATGCCATGGTAGAACGAGATGATGTAGCGCAGGAGTTGTGGGTATGGTTTGTTAGCCATCCCCGTAAGTACAAAGAGTGGGAAGAACTAGAACAGAAAGACCGCGATAAACTTATCGGTAAATCGCTACGAAATGCAGCCTTAAAGTTCTGCGAACGAGAGAAAGCACGCAAGATTGGGTATGATATATCCGATTTGTACTATTATGATGCCTCAGTAGTGGAGGCATTCTTGCCTTCCATCATTGCTGAGTCGTATGAAATACCTACCAAGATCAAAGACTTGGGCAACAGCGTGAAGGGTACAGAGATTTCAGATGGTAACAACTGGCTAGCATTACGGTCAGACATAGCATCTGGATTTTATAAACTATCTGAATCCAAACAAAACATCTTACGCTTACGCTTTAGTGTTGAACAACCTGACTGGGCTACATTAGCCAAAGACATGGACAGCACACCTGATGGCGCACGCATGAAAGTGCAGCGTGCTATCAATTCATTAATTAAAAACTTAGGTGGATGGAGGTCATTCCGTGACGAAGAACAAAAAGAAAGCAGTGGGGCAACAACCGAATCAGCAGATGAATCCGAAGAACAATCCATTGACTAAAGGTATTATGTTATGTTGGTGTGACAACGGATTAACTGACGGTAAGTTTACTGAAGGCGTAGCCTACACGCTTATAACT